TTAAAATTCGTGCGAAGATTGATAGTGTTGAGGGGTTAGGCACATCTATTGATCAACTCGTTCAACAACGAGTAAACGAACAATTACAAACTGTAAAGCAACAAGCTGACATTGCAAATCGTCGATCGAGTGTGTCAGCTTCCCCATCAGCAGTACCACCAGGATTTATTTCTGGTGAGATACCACTCGATCGAGCAGATGCTCCTCTAATGCCACCACCATCAGCATTTGCGAACCTTCCAGAACATCTTCGACCGACGAATCTTCCAAAGATGTCAACTACAATGCCAACAGGTGGTCCTACTGCTCGTGTTGATGCACCACCATCACTTGGTGGACTCGGGAATGAGACTACCCCATCAGACTTATCTGGAGCCAATTATCAACCAAGACAGTTTTTATGATGTACACATCTCTAACAGATAGAAAACTCTGGTTTGATGGGTCAACAACAGTTGACCCATCTGTGTTACTTGACCTTGTCAAACGTAAACGAAATTTAGACAATGTATTTGTTAGTTCTATCAATACTGAACTTGATAAGTACAATAAACTTGTTGGGGTTGATAAACGAATTACTGTAAAACCACATTGTAACGATCTAGACTTCTCGTGGAACATACCTGAAAAGTACAAGACGCTCGATGTCGTTGATTATATTGTAACAAAGTTCTATTCAGAGTTTCACTTTGATGGGTTGACAGTAGCAGAAATTGAGAAAAGAGAACTACGGATCGCACAAGAATTGGAGTTATATAAACAACACAATTTGTACAATGTTTTGAGATTGATGGTGTATATTATAGATACCTTCAAGACACATAATATTGTTTGGGGTGTGGGTCGAGGAAGTAGTGTGTCCTCCTATGTGTTGTACTTACTTGAAGTTCACGATATTGATAGTGTTGAACACGATTTGGATATTGAAGACTTCATAAAACCCTGAATAAATAATTACGACCTAGGAGTGTAATTATGGCACGTCGTATCGTTCGTAGTGCAAGAGGCATTGAAGTAGACTTCGACCTCTTGAGAATTAAAGCACAACTTGAAGGAGCTACTATATCTGGAGCTCAAGAACTCATCTTGCAAAAAAGTGAGGATCTAACAGCACGTCGACAGAGACGCAAAAAGCGTACAAAAGACACAACTGTCGTAGCTGTAGCACCGATTGAAGTTGATCCAAAGTTATCACAAGAAACAAAGTAAAAGGGAATTTTATATGTTGGCACCAGTCGGTGATAATATTCTGTTCGCATTCTACGATGGTATCGTTGGTGGGAAATTTACAGAAAGAAGAGAAAGTGGGATTTTATTGATCCCGGATTTTCAAAGATCAGCAACTCACTGTCGATGGGGTAAGGTTATCGCTTTTGGGTCTCGTATCACAGATGACCGCATTAAACCAGGCGTTGATGTTTTAATTGCACCACTACGATGGACTCCTGGAATGTCATATGACGATATTAAGATTTGGCGGACAACGTACCAAGATATTGTAGCAATCGACGGAGATAGTCTACAATAATTCTTCTGTCAATATCTGATCAATCATATCCATGTTCTTGTATGGTATCCTAATAAGCTGGATATTTTTACTAGCAGCATATTGTGTTTTAATGGTGTCTCTTTGTTTTGATCTTACAAAACCTTCTTCTGTCTTATGCCATCTCTGAACAAATTTCTGATGCTGAAGACCGTCGAATTCCACTAAGATATTATGATCAGGCAAATAAAAGTCATATCTATAGTGTGCCTTTTTTGTAATGTTTGTCAAATCCTTTGGACTATATTGAGGAATAAACTTAATATTGTTACTTTCAAGAAACGCCCGAATTCGTTTTTCCCCCTTTGAAGTTGAACATATTGGACATCCAGTATTACTATGTAGATGAATTGTTGGTAAAGTTTTCCATGGACCATGAAATGGACAAATTATTACCACGGGTGTTGTCATATTTTGGTAAACAACTTGACTGTAATCAAAATCGTAACTATGTATCGTTTGTGCTCTCACAACAAACTGTTCTGTTGATAATCTGGCACGATTAACGCACCACGGACAGCCCGATTTTCGAATAATATGATTTTTAGGAGTCTGATCAAATTTTCCATGCAATGGGCAAACAATTGTGACTTTTGTGTCACTATTTTTATAGTCTACAAAGTCATAAGAGTATTTTGTTCTGTGTACCTCAATAGCATCTCGTATAAAGTCGACAGTTGTCTTCTTTTTATTCCCATAACACTGTGGACAGCCTTGTCGTAAGCTTATATGAGAGACTGGTGCTTGTTTAAACTCACCGTGAACATAACAAACGATTGTGACTTTCACGTGTGTACCTTTATATACGACACGTGAATAATCATACTTATCACCGTGAACGTTTTTACATTCGCTTATAAGTTGTGTTAATGACTTTAGTTTGTTCATATATAGGACAGGGTATTTTTGATTATTTATCATAACCAGCAAGGAATACAATGATATTTATTTCTATGTTAGTTGCAGTGACCCTTTCGCTTGCAACCATTTCGGCTTTTTTTAGTGTATGGGGATTGGCGCACACTTTTGGTGGTATATTTTGGTCCATCGTGATAATGGGAATAGTACTCGAGTGTGGAAAATTAATTACAGCCTCTTTTTTGTATAAGTTCTGGAATAAAATCTTTTACAGTTTAAAAGCATACTTAGTAACGGCAGTTATATTGTTGATGGTAATTACCGCAATTGGACATTTTGGATATCTCAGTGCTGGCTACCAACAAGATACTATTAACTATAAAGATACAACTACTCAAATTCAGTTACTTCGAGAAGAACAAGCGACATTGCAACAGAGAAAGAAAGAAATTGATGCTCAAATAGCACAACTTCCTCCCGAGTATGTTCGTGGTCGTCAAAAATTGATTCAATCGTTTGCAAGTGAAACAAAACAAATTAATGCAAGACTACCACAAATTACGACCGAGATTCAGAAACTAAGTTCAGATGTTATCAAGGTAGAAGCTCATGTAGGTCCAATTATTTACATTGCTCGTGCTTCAGGAATGACAATTGATGATGCAACAAAATGGCTAATTTTAATGTTGATCATAGTATTCGATCCACTAGCTGTTGCTTTAACAATTGCAACAAACATCGCGATTAAGGTTAGACAGGAAGAGAAGTCTTCACTGGATGTCTTAAAGGCATCATATGCAGAGGGTCCATCTGTACCAGTCAATAATCCACTTACAATAGTTCCTGATTTGTTTTTAAACGAACCCCAAAAATCACTTATTGATACTGGTACTTCTGTGAAACCGTCGCCATTAGAACTTAATTCCAATGACAATGGTGAAGTATCATTTGATGAACCCGAACCCGACATTGTTGAGCTAGCTGAAGTTAAGCAACAACCAGTTGAACAACCAGAAAGAATTACTAATGTTGAAACTACTGATATACCACTTCTTATTGCCGAACTTGAACTTCTTAATAAACAACCAATACTATCATCGCAAGATATCACCCTCAAACATCAGATTGAGGCACATCTAGAACAGCATAAAAAGCACCACGAAGAACAAAAGTCAAAGGCTGTAAGAAGAATTCGTAGGTCTTCATTAACTCCATAACCCTCTTGATTTTCCTTTTATTTTCCTGTAAGATTATTTGATATAATCTTATCTAGAACAATAATATGACAATAACACCACAAAATTTCAAACAAAGTACAGAAATTTCATCAGTAGGTTTAGAAAAACTATGGGTCGAGAAATATCGACCAAAAGACTTATCAAGTTACCTATTCCAATCAGAGCAACATCGCAAGATCATACAGAAGATGATCGATCAAAAAAGTATCCCACACTTATTACTCTCGGGTGTACCTGGATCGGGGAAAACAACACTCGTCAGAATCCTTCTTAAAGAACTTGGTGTTAACCTTATTGACCATATGCAAATCAACGCATCTGATGAGAATAATGTTGATACAATTCGAGACAAGATTAAAGGATTCGTTACAACCTTTGCACTTGGTGATTTTAAGGTAGTTGTTCTAGAAGAAGCCGACTACATTACGCCAAATGGCCAGGCAATTCTTCGTATGTTAATGGAAGAATACGTCGATACAGCACGATTCGTCCTCACGTGCAACTATGTTAACAAGATCATTCCTCCAATTATTGGAAGATGTCAGGAATTAAGATTCAAAGCATTCAATACAGACGAGATAGCTGAACTTGTTGCAAGAATCCTACTTGCGGAAAAAGTTCAATTCAACCTCGATGATGTTGACAAATATATTGCTGTTGGTTATCCAGACATTCGAAAGATCATAAATTCGATCCAGCTTGGAACAATTAATGGTATTTTACATTCTCCAACATCGACATCTGCAGAGACAGGTGATTACAAACTACAACTACTCGATTTAATCGAGGTTGACGGATGGATTGAGGCACGAAAGGTTATCTGTGGAACCGTAACAAATGGCGAATGGGAGGATGTATACAGATTTCTTTATGAGAATCTACACCGTTCAACAAAATTTGCCAAGACAGACAAGTGGGAAGAAGGTATCACAATTATTGCTGAGCACCTATATAAGCACGGGATTTGTGCGGATGCAGAGATCAACACGGCAGCAATGTTAATTAGACTGGGACAAATATGACACGTGAACAACTTGATACGTTTCTAGCAGACTACAAAGCAATTTGTGTAAAACACAAACTGTATATTTCTTCTTGTGGTTGTTGTGATTCACCGTGGGTGAGTTCAACATACCAAGACATCGATACACCGATCGAACAGAAGATACAACATCTTATTGACCATCTTATTAGCCAATTTGAAGATTTGCAAGAACAGAAATTAGAACAATCGAAATGAAAACACTGTACACTTCATACTTTGGTAGAGCGAGCAGACACCCGAGAGCAATATCAATAAGTGCAAAATCACCACCAGGATTTCCTGGTCGAAGGATTGTTAAACTTGCCCCAACATGGGATATGTTGAGAAGATACAAGAATGACAATTTAGGAAAGAACGATTACACAATTGAATACCTTAACAAACTTCGAGGTGTACCAGAGACAGTAGCGGTACCAACACTTGCACAAGATATTGCTGATCTATTTGAAGATGGTGACATCATGTTATGTTATGAAAAGACAGGATCATTCTGTCATAGACATATTGTTGCAGCACTATTAAATGAAGGTGGGACTGCAGAAGTATACGAACTAGATGAGAATTTACAACCATATGAGAGAAAGATAACATTCGAAGATGTTGTCACAATGTTTGAGAGAGACATACAATGGGAACAAGCAGCTTAGTCCGCATAAAGAATGGAGATAATAAGATACTGGTAACAATCTATCGCCAATCTGATGGATTTCCAACCGGAATGGGAAACGACTTACTTAAGATCCTTAATAATGGGTACTGTACAATTGTTGATGGAATTCAATCAGGACAAAATATACCAAGGTACTTTAACGGAATTGAATGTCTCGCAGCACATGTGGTTCGTCGTCTAAAGGAAGACATCGGAAACGTTTATATCTATCCTGTTGACTCAGAAGATGAACTATATGTATACACGTTGTCAGAAGTAGACTCTCAAGTGTGGATGACTATTTTTGCTGATTTAGAAATCTATAATGGACCATTAAAGGATTTTAATGCAGGACAGGTCGAACGAGAATACTACAAACAATACGAGAATGAGGAATAAAATGTCAAGAACTAAAAAACCAGAAAATGAAACTGAAGAACAACTTCATATGAGAAAAATTCTCGAAGCTGTTGCTAATCATGCTACTCGTCCTGAAAAGACTGCTTGGCAGAGAAAACGTGACAACATGGAAGAACTAGTTAAGCGACTACAACCTCTAGAAGAAAAGCTGATCGATCTCCACTTTAAGATGCTACCAATCAAGGATGAAGTTGCTGAACTTAGACTTGAAATGGTTGAAGAATGTGTTCATCCATACGATTTGTTGATTTTTAAGACAGATGATGACGGCGAATATGTTGATTGTAAGTTCTGTAACAAGAAATTGAGACCAGTATAACATACTATAGTTAAAACACTTACCAACATATGGCAACACAATACAAGACCGATATATTTGAGGTTCTAGGAAATCTCAACAAAAAGAACCATCAGTACTATACTGGTCTTACAGAAGAAGAACAGAAAAGTATAGCTCCTCTCGTTCTTATGAGATGGCTTTCTGGAACATCAAATCCACTCCAGGTGATTCTTCTTAACGAACTTGTCAATCCATATGTGTTCTCTTTGCAGAAACATAAACAACTATTGTTTGATCTAATGTGCACATGCACGCCTGGAAAGTTCTATAAGTATACATGGTTAAAGACAAGTACAGGACGACGGAAGAATAGACCACAAGCGGTTGAAATACTTTGTCGTCAGTATGACTATAATACAGTCCATGCAACAGAAGTCCTTCCCCTATTTTCTGATGAAGAGATTATTTCATTGGCAGAGGGTCTTGGATACCAAAAAGAAGAAATAACAAAACTAAAAGTCGAACTCAAGAAGTGACAATCCAAGATTTCGCTGACAAGTTTCAGTGTAGTTTCTGCTTTTCTACGTTTGTTGATGAGGATAGATATCTCAAACACAAATGTACACAAATGCTACGACAAGAGGAGTTTAAGACTCCACGTGGTCAAGCAGCGTGGTCATATTATCAAAAATGGTTCAAGTTTCAACAGAAGAAAGTTCCAACAGCTTCTGCGTTCCTCAAGTCCAAGTATTATCTTTCATTTCATAGATTTGTCGACTTTGTTCGCAGAGTGCATCTAACTGATACGGATCTGTTTGTCAAGATGATGATTGACAAACAGTATCCCCCACCAATGTGGACAAATGATGAAGTATATGCAATGTATCTTGAGTTCATTGACAAATCGGTTCCACCAACAAAATTAGCAGAGATTACTGTCCGTACTCTGTTTGATCTTTCTGAAACCTTTAATTGTTCTGTTACTGATGTGTTTCTCTACCTAACAAGTGGAGAGGTACTTCAATTGATTCGTGAACACAAATTAACACCGTGGATTCTACTCAGAAGCCACAAGTTCAAAGAGTTTCTTATCTCACTAGATGAGAACGAACAAAAACTCTTTGAGTCACTCGTAAGAGCACCTTATTGGATGTATAAATTCGATCAGAATCGTCAAGTTGTCGATTGGATGGACATCTGTGTAGAAGAGTTGAGAATCTAATGGGTTAGTAATAAATATCTGTGAACCAATGTGTTTACGGAGATATTGCTAACTATGGCAACACCCTATGTAATCAATTTTACCTCACTACCTACTGAACCTACACTAACTGGAAAGACCCCGTTTATAATTGCCATACGAGACCTCAATGGTCCTTCCAGGCTGCTAGATATCCCACCAGGTAGTGCAAATACACCTCTCGACCTTCCTGGTTCAGACAGAAATCGCTATGGTGAAAAAGTAGACGAAAGTCTTGTTCGTCTTTTAGAGAACTTCGCAAGTCCTACTGCTTCTCCTCCTACTGCTCCCACAGTTGGTCAATTGTGGTTTGATTCAACTAAGCAAAATCTAAAAGTCCGTATTGGTAGCACTATTCCCTTAATTGCTCCTGCCTGGGTAGAACTTTTACGTCCTGGTGTTGCTGCAACAGCGGATATTAACATGGGTGGATTCAAGATCACGAATCTTGGAGCTCCAACAGTTGGAACTGATGCAACAAGAAAAACGTATGTTGATAGTTCAACGGTATCATTTACTGGTACAGATGTATCAAGCTCATCATCTGCTACGGTTAATGGTACTGCTGGTGTCCTTGCATTAGTTAACGTCGGTACTCCTGTTGTAGCGTCATTCGTTAAAATAACAACTGATACTAAAGGTAGAGTTTCGGCAACTACACCCGTCGTTGCTCTTGACATTACCTCACTCGTTGACGCTACTTATGTGAACGTCGGTGGTGACACAATGACTGGTGTCTTAAACACATCAGCAAACATTAATCTCACAGGAGCTGCCCAAGTTGTACTGCCAAATACTCCTACTTTAGGTACACACGCAACAAATAAGACGTATGTCGATAGTCAAGTGGCAGCTACAATCCCTGCAGGTGCAATTATAGACTTCGGTGGAAATGTTGCACCAACAGGATGGTTGAATTGTGATGGATCTTCTCAATTAACAGCTACATATCCAGTACTATTCACTGCAATTGGATACACATGGGGTGGTTCTGGTGCAAACTTTAATGTTCCAAATCTAAACGGTCGAACAACTGTCGGGCTTGGAGTCTCAACTCTTGTTGAAACGTTTACAGCAGGTGCCGTTAATACCGTCTCTGATACAGCCACAGTTGGATCAAACTTTGCAGATCATTGGGTAACGGGAATGACTGTTGTAATTACAGATGCTGTTGGAGGTTCAACAGCACCAACTACATCTCCTGCTGGTCTATTAGACTTCGGTGATACTGTATACATAATTCGTAACGGTACTACATCAGTTAAATTCGCAACATCACTTGCCAATGCTCAGAATGGAACAGCAATAAACATAACAGCAACTGGTTCTGGTACTTTTGCAATTACCTACACGGGTCCATATAGTAGAACCCTTGCTACACTTGGGGGAGAAGAAGCTCACGCAATGAGCAGTACAGAGCTACTAAGCCACACACATACATATCAACGTGGTGATCCGGGTGGGGATGCTGATAACGGTGGTGCTAACGGTACAATTTTCTGGACAACACAATCTACTGGAGCCACAGGTGGAAACGCAGCAATGAATATAATGACTCCATATGCTGTAGTACGAAAGATTATCAAAACCTAAGGATAAACTATGGCAGTATCATCATACCTAATTAATTTCACATCACCACCATCAGAACCAACACTGACTGGTAAAACACCATTCATTATTCTTCCTGGTCAAATCGATGGTCCTGATCGTCTTGAATCTTTGCCACCACAACCAGATAAAGCGCATACTTCACTTTCACTTCCTGGTGAAGGTGCTTTGAGATATGCCGAAAAGATAAATGAAAATTTAGTACGGCTTCTTGAGAACTTTGCTGCACCAACTCCTCCCATTCTCGGAACAATTGGTCAACTGTGGTTTGACTCTGCAAACAACGTTATTAAAGTCTATGATGTTAACCAAGATTGGGGGTTCGTGAGTAGTGGTACACAACTATATGAATTTAATATTGTATCTGCTGACGATATTACAGATGTATTTGTGGTTGAAGGAGATGCGACAGAACAATTAGTACCAGGTGCAGAGTTCCAAGTAACTGGCACCCCATCAAACGATGGTACTTACATCGTTTTGCCAACTCCAACATATAATGCTGTTCTCGATCAAACAACCGTTAGTGTCGCTAGTGTTCCTGTTGCACAATTAGGACCTGGCCCTGGCACGGTTATAATCACTCCAGCACCATTAGCACCATCAATTGGACAGCTTTGGTTCAACATACTAAATCAACAATTATACGTATGGAACGGTAGTGCATGGTTGAATGTTCTAAATTATGATCCAAACGTTGGTGCCTTCGATGCTGAAAGCCAACGAATTTCCAATGTTGATGTTCCAATTAACCCACAAGATGCAGCAACAAAAGCATATGTCGACAGTGGAGTAGGACCAGTTGCAGGAAAAGTCGCCAAAGCAGGTGATACAATGACAGGTGATCTCGTCCTTTTTGGTGGTGCACCTGCAACATCTGCAAGTGCTACTCCGAAAAGTTATGTCGACAATCTCGTTTCGCTCGCTTCTTTACAATCAACTCTCAATCCTGTTTATGTTAATGTATCTGGCGATACGACGACTGGATTCTTGATTCTTAATGCGGATCCAGTAAATCCACTTGGTGCTGTAACAAAACAATATGTTGATGCCGCTGCAGCATCGTCATCGCCAGCAGGAGCAATTATAATGTTTGCTGGTGCTGTAGCTCCATCTGGATGGCTAATGTGTGATGGGTCTTCTAAAGTAGCAGCAACATATCCAGTACTATTCACTGCAATTGGATACACATGGGGTGGTGCAGGTCCCAATTTTAATGTACCAAATTTTAATGGTCGTTCACCAGTCGGTGCTGGTTTAGGAAATACAGCAGAAGGTGGAGGATCTGGTACGAGTCGTTCTTTA